ATGATGTCTATTTTTAATGATTATATAAATTTGCCTATCGTAAAATTTTTATTAAACCACTGGGAACTCCATTTAATAACATTAATTATAGTTATGTGTTTTATTTTCGTACTAGACAAAATTAGTGTTAAACGGAAGAAAGACAAAAATCATAAAAACTATCACCGAATCGGGTGATACTAATCTTTTTATTTTCAAAGTTATCGGCAGAGTGTTTAGAGATGCTTTTCGAAAAATCTATAATTTCCAATAGGCCATAGTTCCTCAATCTAAATATTCTAGCTCTGGTTTCGTCACGAGTTAGTAAAATACCACTAGTATAACCATTTTCACTAAAGTTTTTTAAATGGCCGAGATCAGACACACTGAGGTCTTTAAGAATTTCAAAAAACAAATCATATCGAATATAATGGTCTTCATTATTTATAGACATGTAATTTATAAAGTAATTGATGAAATACTTTAATTTGTTTTGTTGGGATTGTTTTTCGATCTCATCATTTAACATTTCAATCATAGATGTGATGTCATCTTTATTATCGTTATTTATATTTTTAAACTGAATGCTTGAATCTAATTCATTTATTTTCTTAGACAGTTCTTGATAAAAGTTTTCTATTCTCTTAAATCGTAATTCCTGTTTACGTCCGAAATAAGCTGTTGAAAGAGTTGGACCAATTACTGGAATTAATTCTAACCCTGACTGAATGGTTAAATCCCTATATTCCTTAAAACCCAATTTTGTGTTGTGTTCTTCTGTCATTTTTCAACCTCATTCGAATAACTGTGATGTGTTCTCAAGCGCACATTTTCACGTAAACCTACAAAACATTCTCCTAATCGTCTTTAAAAGCTTCCCAGATCTTCCGTAACTTTCGAATATTTTCTTCTCCTGACTTTGGCATTTCTTTATACCACCTAATTAGTTCAGGGTCTTTGATAAAGGCTTCAAATGATTCTTCTTCCGTTAGGTGTGGATGATGGGAATTGCCGACAATATAGTCCACAGTGGCATCCAGTGTCTTGGATAGATCAACAAGTATTTCTGGTTCTATCCTTTTTTGAAAACCTGTTTCTATTTTATTCATTTTGCTTTGAGAAACACCGATCTTTTCTGCAAGTTCCCGTTGTTCCATTCCTCTATTGTCTCTCAAATCACGTATTCTTTTTCCTACATCCATTTTGTTTTTCCCCTTATAAAACAACGTTTATAATCATTTTATACTTTCCAAAAAAGAAATCAATAATAATTTCTAAAAAAGATTATATAACCTGTTGACTTTCTAAAATCGAATATGTATACTCAAAGTAAGATTTCTAAAATGGAATTTAAAGAAAGCGAGGTGCAGACATGATTGTCAACTTGGAAATCATTAAAGAAAAACGAAAACTAAAAGGATACACCATTAACGATATGGCTACTAGTCTAGGTTTGACGAATGCTTCAATGTACTATAAACGAGAAGCAGGTCAGTACAAATTCAAAGCCGAAGAGGTCATGATGGTTGCAAGACTCCTTGAAATCCCTATGGATAAGCTTTTTTTATCTGATCAATATTCTAAAATAGATATTACGGGTAAAAAACAAATTATTTAGGAGGTTCTCGAATGAATCAACTTAAAGTGGTGTCCTATAACGGACAACTAGTAACTGAAAGCAGAGAAGTCGCACTTATGATCGACAGGTCTCACGACCAATTGATGAGAAGCGTGAGAACTTACATCAAATATTTGGACTCTGCAAAAATGCAGAGTGAAAACTTCTTCATCGAATCATCTTATAAAAACAGTCAAAACAAAGAAATGCCATGTTATCTAATAACCAAAAAAGGGTGCGACATGGTAGCCAATAAAATGACCGGAGAAAAAGGCGTGCTTTTCACAGCTGAATATGTAACCAGATTTGAAGAAATGGAAAAGCAACAACCAAAAGTATTATCCGATAAAGAACAGCTAATGGCTTCTATGAAACTGTCAATTGAGCATAATGAAAAGATCGAAAAGCATGATGAACGTATTTCCCACCTGGAAGAAACAATGCGTATTGATGGAATTCAAGAAAGAAAGATCCAGAAGAAAGGCGCACAAGTTGTCATTGAGTCCTTGGGTGGAAAAGATTCAGCTGCATACAAGGAAGTCAGTAAAAAGGTATTCAGTTCCTTGTGGCGGGATTTCAAAGATCATTTTTCAATTCCAAGATATAGCGAACTGCCACGAGTACAGTTCCAAGAAGGTATGAGATTTATCGGAATGTGGCAGCCATCTACCAGTTTAAGAATCGAGATTGATAGTTTTAACAGTCAACAAAAGCTGGAGGTGATCTAATTGCAAATAACTTTTGGATCCGATGAACTTTCACAACTTGCTACGGAGCTAAAAAACCATCTTGTCCCAATTTTAATTGAAGAACTCCGAGCACAAGATTTACCCCCGTTGTTAACTAGGAAACAGTTTATGGAATTAACCGATATCGGCCCGACTAAGTGCAATGAGTTATTCAATCGAGCCGACTTCCCGGTTAATCGAGAGCTAGGTCATCCTAAAGTACCAACGAAACAATTCTTTGAATGGGTGTCAAAAACAACTAATAGGACAGAGATCAGTTTTAACAGAGCAATCTAGCTATTTGAAAGGAGGTGTAATTCCATCATATGGCATAAACACTGAAAAGTCTTTGCTGTCACGGCAAATTTGCTTATACAGCAAAAAAGGAGGTGAAGAAATGGAATTTGGGCCCGTCTTGAGGAAGATGCGGAAACAATCCGGTATGAGTCAAGAAGATATGGCCCTGGAACTGCACATGTCAATCAGCAACGTCTCACGACTAGAATCCGGCAAATACGAATTAAAGGCACATGACATGATCAAGTGGTGCCAGGTCACACAAATGCAAGAGGTGTTCATCGCATTCACATGCGGCGTTGATGCCGTAAGTATCATGCAAATCATAATGGACAGTGGTTTAACGTTCGTTGGAGCAATATTACTAGGAGGGATTATATGAAGGTTATCACCTTTGGCGAAATGAAAGAACTAACGAATCGATACAAAGCCATCATTAAATCGCCACACAAGGATTTAAGACTGGCCAACATGCTAGATGATATGCGCCAAGCATACGGGATTCCCCTTTTGCGAAATAATCAATTCGAGCATAACAATCCATATTTAATGCAAATGTACCGTACAGTCAGTTTTTCACGAGAATTTATGGGAGGAGATACTGTTGTTGGATATTAACAAACACTTTTTGATAGAAGACAGGCGACGTGCAGATAGGGAGTACAGATGTTTCAAGGATTTAATGTGTGATGTTGTCCTTCTGATTGATAGCAACCGGATGGACGCTGCCAAAGAACGAATGATAGATATGAACCAGTCTTTAAATGAATTAGCTTGTATGAGCACTAAGAAGTATGAAGAAGACAAATTCTTGAGGAACCATAACGAACTGGTGAAAAGAATGCATGAAGAAGGGATTCAATTTGAAGTGTTGAGGAGTGTTTACGGTGACGGACTACGTTGATAAATGGATGTTGGTGCTGTTTATCGTTGTGTTGGTAGTGAATTATTTTGCTTTAATTAGCGCCTAGGGGGTTGCGAGGAATGGATTCATATACAAATAAAAAACTCACTGCCGATACAGTGAGCTCACAAATTAATGAATATAGGACAAGCATACCACACAACCCTCTGACTGGCAACTTGACACTCCAAGCCACTATTTACGATTTTTTAGATGACATTGATCCGGTTTATGAAAAACTTTCGTCTCTGAAGCTGGATCAAGAGGTCACATTCAAAACCATCAAAGTAACTCACAACCAATTCGGTTTTTATGAAGTTGAAACAGCTGAAGAACATGAAGTTTTCCCATGTGTTATTTCTAGTTATTACCATATTTGCGAGTTGATTGGAGGTGAAATTCGTGAAAGCATCTCAGGTTCAGGATGATTACATTCGAGATTATATCTGCCAGCAGCTTAGCGCATATGAATTTTATGACACAGAAGGAAGATCCACCAAAGAACTGAAATACATTTTAGCCACACGCAGAGCCATGGACATTAATATTGATTCCGACAGCAATAAATTTTTTTAAGGGGCATTGTGGGATAGCTGATGTAATCATAGTTATCCCTGATTCATTCTTCAAAGGGAGGAACGTAAAATGCGCGGTTGGATAAAAGTGCACCGAGAACTTATGGATAAAGCCATATGGATAGAGTCAACTACTGAACAAAAAACCATACTTATAACACTTCTCATGATGGCCAATCACGATAAAAAAGAATGGGAATTCAAAGGCAAAAAATATGCTGCAGAACCCGGACAATTTGTAACCAGCATAGACAAAATAGCCAAATTATGCGGGAAAGGAGTGTCTCGCCAAAACGTCAGAACAGCACTAAATAGATTTAAAAAATATGATTTTCTAACAGATGAATCAACCAACCAAAACAGGCTCATAACCATTGTTAATTGGGGTCTTTACCAGTCACGTGATGAAGAAGTTAACAAGCAAACTAACAAGCAACTAACAAGCAACCAACATGCGGCTAACACCCAGCTAACACCTAACAAGAATGATAAGAATGATAAGAATGACAAGAAGAAAGATAGTCGTAAACGAATTTACGACGACACGTCAATATATTACCAACTTGCTTTATATTTCTATCAGCAGATTCAAAACAATAACCCGAATCACAAAAAGCCGAACTTGCAAAACTGGGCTGATGACGTACGTAAAATGATTGAAATTGATAAGCGTACAGAGAAACAAGTTAAGTATCTTATGACTTGGGTGCAGCAAGACGAGTTTGAAATGGTTAATGTTTTGTCTCCTGCTAAACTCAGAAAACGTTTTGATGGATTAATCATGAAGGTGAAAAGAGACAGACAATCCCTTCCGCCGAATGTTACTCCGATAAACGACAAATACAACTATGGATTTTAGGAGGTAGCTGTCATGCAAGCCATTAAGAATAGTAACGGTTTTATCCAGCCGCGACAGAAACTCATCGGCACATTCGAATGCGAAGGCTGCGGGAATTCTGTAGAACGTAAGGAAATGGTCATCCCAATGGGGCCGCGCAAGGGAGAAACGATTATCGCGGACATGGGATGCAAATGTGAAGATATAAAGCTTGTAGAACAGGCGATAAAACAAGGAAAAATCAACAAGTTTAAAAAGATAGAGAAGCTTTTCTCTGATTACTCGATGATGAATAAGACTTTAAAATCTGCCAGCTTCAATAGCTATCATCCGACGACGGACGAATTAAAAAAGGCAAAGTCCAGGATGATGGATTATGCGCAAGACTTTGATAAGAATGAATCTGGCAATCTATTACTGGTTGGAGGTTATGGTACAGGAAAAAGCCATTTATCCGCCGCGCTCACCAAGTCACTTATGGAAAAAGGCTTAACATGTTTGTTTCTATCAGTTCCCAAGCTGATGTCCAAGATTAAACAAACTTATGACGGATCCACAGCATTTAGTGAAGCTGACATTATGGAGTTTGTTGAAAAAGTTGATCTATTTGTTCTGGATGATCTCGGTACCGAGTACACAAACCTTAAAAATGGAGCAGACAACTGGACGCATACAAAGATATTTGAAGTGTTGGACAGCAGGTCAGGTAAGCCCACAGTGTTTACAACAAACTTAAATAGCTCACAGCTTGAATCGAAATTGAACGAACGTAATTTATCAAGAGTCTTGGACAACACAGAGATTATCAAAATGGACGGACCGGACTATCGACGAAGGGGGTTTTAATCATGTGTCAAACATGTAATGGCACTGGTGGGCTGGCAATCGAACACAGTTGGGGAATTCAATTTGAACCATGCCCTGACACAAATTGTGATTTTGAGGTTGATAACAGTGATTTGGAAAGGCTGCAGGCATGGTTGGATGAACAGAAGCGACGTGAAAGTGCATGAACACACTATCCTACAGAATGTCTACATTGCAATCAGAGCGAGCTCGCGACAACGTTATTATGCTTGAAGATTTGGAGTTTGCTATATCAAAGCGCCAGCTGCAGAATATCACGGAACTACACAACAAGGGCATGTATTTCACTGATATATCAAAACGAGTCAAACGGGATCCATACGAGGTGCTGCTTGCTATCTTGCATCAATTCAAAAGCGGAAAACCCATGAAACCATTAGGGATCAGGTTGCCGGAGCACAGCAAATGAAGCTGTACATCGTCATCAAAACACACAAGACGGCTGATGGTGATGTGCTGCAGACAGTTTTGACTTATAAAAGCAAGCCTAAACGGTTTGATTATATTGTATTTATTTAAAAAGGAGTGAGCTAGGATGAAAATATATACAGAACAATTGTGTGACTGCAAAAAAGTAGTCGTCCGAAACGGTATAGCCAAAATGATTCACGAATGTGGGTGTGAGGGGATGGACAATGGCTAAAGTCACAGCAACAGTAGTGTTTAAAAACGGAAAGAAATTCAGCTTTGAATGTGATGAAGTAACTACACAAACTAACAATTATGATGGGTCTTTGTTGGCTATGAATTGGAAAGGAGCAAACGAAAAAAGACCACTCCACATTGACATTAATGAAGTTATAGCTGTATGGATAAAAGATAAACAATTGAAGGAGTGAGCGAGGATGAATGATCAGAAACGGTTGGAAGAAATTAAAAATCATTTCTCAAACTGTGCTGATTACGGAAATGTTATCGGCGAACAAGAAGAAAAATTGTTGAATGAGCTTTATGTGCGCATGCGAGACTTAGAAAAAGCTCTTGTTAGATCATACGAATTCAGACGTGATGCGGTTTCCAACCTAATAGAATGCCGCGCCAGAAATATCGAACTCGAAGAAATTAACCTAGAAATGGCAGTAAGACTAAACAACATGACTAAAGAAACGATGCACCGTGCATAAAATGACATCCTCCCTGATCAAGAAAGCTGCGGACAATGGCATTAATCAAAATCAGTTGTATCAGAGATTATATCAAGGGTGGTCACCCGAAAAGGCGGCTACCGCTCCGATAAAGCGTAAAAAGCAGACAGTATTTTACGTCAGAGAAGATAAGAGAGGGCTATTCGATTGGTTATAGGTTAATCTTAACGCTGATTGTACTTGTGGGTGTTTATACAATCACAGAATAAATATAACGATTAATAACGGAGGGCGTTAATCCATGAGAAACACACTGAACGATCTTAATAATCATTTATTTATACAGCTTGAAAGACTAAATGAAGATAATCTCGAAGGAGAAAAGCTTGATAACGAAATTAATCGATCAAAAGCTGTAATGGGAATAGCGAAAAACATCATTGACACGGGCTCTCTTGTGCTAGATGGGCAGAAGTTTATGGATGACAGGATGGATAATGATAAAAAGCTACCTAGGATGCTCGAGGGTGATGATTAATGCACAGATACACAGAGGCACAAAAAGAATTTATTAAAAAAGCTTCCCCTGGCAGATACAACGATGAGATTACTAATTTGTTCAATCAGGAATTCGGAACGAGTTTGTCAGTATGTCAGATTAGAAGCTTTAAAGCAAAACACAAGATCAAGAGCAATGTTCCCCGAAACAGAGTTAAACCAGATTCAGGTCTGTTTACGAAAGAGCAAAAAGAGTTTATTAAAGCAAACGTAAAAGGAGTCTTGAACCGAGAACTAGCTGAACTCGTGAACGAAAAGTTTAATCTTACGATTACAGCTCAACAGATGTTGACTTATAAGAAAAACCACGGTCTTACAAGCGGTGTAAACACGCAATTTAAAAGAGGTCAGGAAGCTTGGAACAAAGGCATAAAAGGTCTTGATCTCGCCGGGGAAAACGGCAAAAAAACACAATTCAAAAAAGGCGATCAACCTCAAAACTATAGGCCAGTGGGCAGTGAACGTATTGACAGCAGAGATGGATACACTCTGATCAAAGTAAAGGATGAAGGTCTATATCAGGATAGATGGCGGCACAAACACGTTGTTGTGTGGGAGAAAGAGAATGGACCAGTGCCTTATGGTTGCGTCATCGTTTTTGCGGATGGAGACAAAAGAAATATTGAAATGAGTAACTTGCTGCTTATCACTCGCAATGAATTGGTCCGAATGAACCAACAAGAGTTGTTTTCAAGCGACTCGAAATTAACAAAAGCAGCTTTAACCATGATAAGACTTGGAAATAAAGTCATAGATCATGAACTTTACGGCGGGGATAGAGACGAGTTTCAAAAACATATTGAAACAGCAAAGAAAAACGGACTATCTGAACAGACGTTTATCACAAGGTTGAAACGAGGTTGGGCGTTGAGTGACGCCTTGTATAAACCACTGCATAGCAGGCCATATGGAAGGAAGGTGAAGTCATGAACGCATACAATATCAAAATTAACGGTAAATGGTTTGTCGAAACAGGCGATGTGGTGGGTATGACTAATTCAGGCGGTTGGTACGACACAGGGAAAGCAACACGGTCGCTGATTTTATCTGATAATCAAGATAAGGCTAAGCAGGTTGAGGGCATGAGAAACCTAAACAGCTACTACAACAAGATATACGATTCAGCAAGAGCAACGGGCATGGAAATAGAAAAATTGACTTTCGTAAAGGTGGGTGAGGTTTAATGGATCTATCAAAACTGGCTCCGATACAAAAGGAATTAGATGACCGGATATTAAAAGAACATGGACTGAAAGGGCAAGAATTAATCAAGAAGAAAACAGTCGCTTTGCTTACGGAATTATATGAATGCGTGAATGATGCCAGGTTCTTTAAGTATTGGAGTAGCAATCAGGCTAAAAAGGCCACTACCTTAGAAGAATATGTTGACACAATGCACTTTGCGATATCAATAGCAAACGATGTAGGATATGCAGAACATGAATATATCGATCCCGGACACATGGATGTGAATGATCTTGTTATTGGACTGACTAATGTCATAACGCTACTCCCAGAAAACAAGATACATAGACATGTCGGGCTTATGTTTAATTTTTTGATCAAGCTGGGAGAACTTCTTGGGTACGATCAAGCGGAAATTGAAGCTGCATACCTCGAAAAGAATAAGGAAAACCACACAAGACAAGACGATGGCTATTAAGGAGGGTTGAACCATGGGAAGTTATTTCTGCCCATTGAGGGAAACGGCGTGAGAGTTAAACTATTCGTCCGAAATGATAGACCTATACCCCGGATCGGAGACACCATATGGTGCAACATGGGAGACTATAAGGTTTGGGGCAAGGTCAAGTCGATTGAATCAGTTGTGAGGGACGACCGGATGCGCATTTCTATTATTTACAGAGTCAAAGTCATCAATCGAGATTATATTGGCTTGAAAGTTGTTGAAGGGGCAGAGCATGAATAAAGCAGAGATCAGTCTTGAGGAGGACGCAGTGTACAAAGTTACAGACGGTCAGATCGAAAAGGTAGACACTCCTGGTGAAGGGTATGGAAAGCAGATCATCACTTGGCAGAATGGGAAGCCTACGCACTATGAAGTGAGTTATACGAAAAAGTAAGGAGTGATGAAATTTGAGGTATATCAAAGGTGAAATATTTAGGTATTTCGAGTTTTACAAACAAGAATACTATGCACTAATCAAGGTAAATGAAATGAACAGTGTTGATGCTTACAACAAATCAGTAAGATTATATGTCGAACATGTTGGCGGAGAAAATGTTGCGGAAGTGAAACTGGAAGGCACGCCTAGAGAATTGACCGAAGATGAAGCTTTGTTAAAGTTTATAAAGGCAGATGGGAACAAAGAAGAAAAAGCAGGGTACCTTATAAGTCAATTTAAAATAGCAGATGATGTCACATTATTAGTTGATGGTTTATTGCTTTAATTCGCAGTTTGATTAAAAACTGAATAAGCTACTGGAAAAACCAGGGCACTGATGGACTAGCTTTTAAGCGGTCTGTTGGTGTCCTTTTTATTTTACGGAGGTGTATAAAGATGCAGCAGTTAAGTTTCATGTTGCCCGAAATTGATAGGACAGAGACAAAAAAAGTCGTCGAGAAAGCATTGGAAAGTTACAAAGTATATTTATTGATGGATCCAGAAGAATTACAGCCTAAAGTAACATCTTCTCTCAAACTTGTACCAGCTGCACCAAGTAATCAATTTCATTCGACCACAGAGGAAGTTGCGGTCAAAAAAATTGATATGGAACGAAAAAGAAAAGAATACATCAACCGTATCCGTAAAGCAGTCAATCGACTCAATTATTATGAACGATCAATTGTATTAAAACGTTACCTTAATAGTGATGATGTATATGATTATGAGGTGTACAACGAGCTTGGTTTCAGTGAAAGAAAGTATTACAGGGTAAAATCACGGGCATTCTATAAGCTTGCATTTATTTTGCGTATTGAGGTTTATAAAGAGGATGGTGAAAACAAATGAATTTTGTACAACCGATAAGAGATCCAGAATATATTAGGGTGATTAAGAAGTTTTTGAAAGAAAAGAATGAGCGTAACTACATGCTATTTCTCACAGGGATTAATTCAGGTCTAAGGATATCAGATATATTAAAACTACGGGTATCTGATGTGAGAAGACCTTACTTCAATATTAAAGAACAGAAGACGAGCAAAGCAAAAAGAATCGCTATGACACCATTACTGCAAAGAGAGTTAAAAGCGTACACAGAAGGCAAGGAAGATCATGAGTACCTTTTTAAAAGCCGGGAGGGGTTAATAAGCCAATTGGCCGGAGCATGGCCTATAAAATACTAAGAGAAGCTGCTGATTATGTTAGCTTGGAAGGCATCGGCACCCATACGTTAAGAAAAACATTTGGTTATCATTTCTATAAGCAATATAAAGACCCGGCACTACTGCAGGAGATCTTTAATCATTCAAGTGAAGATATAACGTTAAGATATATCGGCGTCAATCAGGATATTATGGATAAGGCCATAAAAGACTTCAAGATATAGCTCATCGTTTTAACCAGGTGAGCTTATTTTTTATTATCCCTATTAGTTCCCTTTAATTTACATACGTGTAACTCATTTTAGGCAAATATGCTAGAATGATGTATATCAAGGGGTTTGCCTGTATCGCTGAATTACACACTATATAAGATATGGGTAATTAAAAGAGGAGGTCAAGTAATTGATGAAGGTAAATAAAACATTGGTGGGAATAGGGATATTGTGTTTAATATTATTATCGCCACTGTCTGACGCTATTGCAGAGTCTAGTGTTAGCGAGGGTGTTATATTGGAAACTCAGCTTAATAATTATAAAGAACTATATGAGAACCAGAAGGAATATAATGAAAAAATACTTACCACTATTTACTGGTCACTAGGAACAATGGTTGTATTTATAGTTTTGTTTGTTGGGGCGAACTTTATATACAATAGAAATGAGTTTAAATTCGCTACAAACATTATTAAGGATGAACTTTTAGAAGAAACTAATACAAAATTGTATGAGATTACTGATAAAGCAAAAGGTGATTTAGATAAAATTAGTAATAATAAAGTAAAGCATTTGGACAGCTACATCGAATCAGAAATTGAAAAAATATCTAATCTATATGAAGATAATATAGGCAAACTAAATAAAGATATATTTTCACTTAAAGGCGAAATACATGATCTGAAGGCTACATATTGGAGGGAAACCAAAGTTTACCTTAACGAATTTTCTAGTTTGATTGAAGCTATTAAGTTTAAGCACTATGCTGGAGAAACTTTTATACATACGTTAGAAGATTTAGTAAAAGTATTAAAAAAAATTGAAGTAGATGACCTCCACGCAATAGATAAAAAGAGTCTTAGTACAATTTTACCATTTTTGGGTGATGAACATAGGTTTAACAAATACTTTATTGAATCGTATTTAAGAGGAAAAGATTAGTATGATAGGAAAATGGCAGACTAATGACAGAATAAATGCAGGTTAAACCAGTATAAAAGCGTTATTATGTCAGTATAGGCAATCTGCAAACCCGATATAATATCATACAACGATCTTAGCGGGGAGCAGATGAATTACAAACCTGCCACAGCAATTCTCCAGGCCGTCTGCGGAAACAGGCGGCCAAAAACAATATATTGTGTTATGTAGACTACTATATCTTTGGGTTGCATGTGGCAGAAAATTAGTGAATTCCCCGAATATGTATTGTATAATTTAACCAGTACATATTTGGGGGAGATTAAATGAGCAAGGAAAAAGAAAGCATTCATAGGAGAACTTGGTTTATAATTTTGATGTTATTTATAGTCCCGCCATTAGGAATTGCTTTTTTGTGGGTAAGCGGAAAATTCAACAAGGTTACTAGGATTGTGATCACGGTCTTTTTTTCGATATTGACAATAGGTGCACTAGCGACTATGGATGAAGAAGAAACCTCACAAGGTGACCAAGATCGAGAACCTGAACAAGAACAACCAGAGGAAGTTGCATCTGAGGAAAGTGAAGACAAGCCAGAAGCGACAGATGTTTCCTCTGAAGAGGTAGAGGATAAAGAATCTGAGGTCGAAGAGGTCACCGAAGAGGAACCAATAGAGCCTACACCAAAAGAAAAAATGTTTGCAGACATTCTCGATCTTATCGATGAGGGAAAGGCTTTTGACACAGGATCGTATATAAAAGGAGATATACCCAAAGGCGAGTATGCTTTTGTTAGATTTGATGGTAGCGGTCAATATTACAGCGAAGAAGACTCCTCGGGTAACATAATCGGAAACGAAAACTTCGATAGTTTTGGTTATGTTCAAGTCCATGAAGCAGGAAACATTGAGAGTAGAGGGGCATTGATAAATGTTGATGCCTTAAATGATTTAGATGCTTCAGGAGCAAAAGAAATCTATGAAGTACTGAATGATTTGGAAGATTATAAAGATGCGGGTTGGTATAAAGTGGGAGTGGATATTGACCCAGGAGAATACATCATCGAAAGCTATGGAGAAGCTTATGCTGCTGTGATGTCAGGACCTGTCGGGAATGATGGTATTGTTGATAACAATATTTTTAATGGACGATATTCAGTTAATGTTTCAGAAGGTCAGTACTTGGTTGTATCAAAGGGAACTATTACTACAGAATAAATGCATATCAAAAGAACATCTCATGAAGAGGTGTTCTTTTTTATGGGAGTGATTTTCGTGATTGATCAGCTATCAATAAAGAATAAATTAAAAGGTCTGTGTGAAAGATGTGATTCAATAGGTGCTATAAAATTCCAAACTAAGCACCACACCGGAAACATAGTCGAGACTTATTTCACATGTGACAATTGTGGTGATCACGTAACCTGTTTCGTCACTGACCCAGTTGTCCGTAAAAAGCAAAAAGAGATAAAGAAACTTATAGGACCTAAATATATTTTAGATAGGATCAGACTTAACAACGACATAGAACGACGGATGAAGGTATTGAAGCAGAGGTTTGCCAATGGCAGTGTATAGACCTAAAAGGCCATGCAGTGCTCCGGGGTGCAGTGTGCTGACAGATAAGACATACTGTGACGATCATGATAAGCAGCGCATGAAAGATGATGATTACGGTAGAGACACAGCCCACCAAAGAGGATATGACCACCGCTGGCAGAAATACCGCGTTATGTTTTTAAGGCGGAACCCTCTGTGTGTTCATTGTACTGACAGTGGTATGACTGTACCCGCCACGGAGGTAGACCACATCGTCCCCCATCGTGGTGACAGGGATTTATTTTGGGATCCAAACAATCATCAAGGTTTGTGTAAGTCTTGTCATAGCAAGAAGACACGAAAAGGTTTGTGATTGTTGAAAGACAATAAAACAAACTCAAATGAAAATCAACATAAAAACAAACATTTTATGACGAAATCACATTTAAAGTTAGCATTTTCGGTAAAAAATCAACAATCGCCAAGGGGGAGGGGGGGCAAAATCCCTACGAGCCGATCGTTAAAGACCGTAGCGCCCCCTTCACGCGAATTTTTTTCCGTTTTCAAAACTATTTTCAGGGAGGTGTAATCATGTCCGGCAGAAAAAAACAGCCACTGGCCGTTATCCAGGGAAAAGGTAAGTCTAATCACATAACAAAAGAAGAAGCTAAAGAACGGCAAAGGCAAGAAGATAAGCTCAAGGGTTCAACTGATAAAATAGCGCCACCTTCTTATCTTACCAAAAAGCAAAAAGAAGAATTTACCGAGCTGGCAACGGAGCTGACAGAGTTAGGTATTTTTTCAAATCTTGATGTGGACTTCTTGGCTAGGTACATTGATGCTAAAACAGAATATGTAAAAGTCGCTAGAGAAATGAGAAAGATGAAGGCTACAGAAAAACTGGTTATTGACGAACATGGAACAAAAAGAACATTTGCCAATAAAGATTATGGCAGCTTGAACCGAATGAGGAACATATTATTCGCTGACTGTAAATCAGCTGCATCCGAACTCGGTCTGTCAATTACATCTCGCCTGAAGTTAGTTATTCCGGAAAGAGAAGGCGAAGAAGATCAAACCCCTATGGAAAAGTTTATGAAGAAGCGTGGTAGCAATGCATGATAAAGAGCGCGCGTTAGAACCGATTGAATTTATGCAAATGTTAAAAGCGGTTGACGATTTCCATGGTCAGCCGTTTTTATTATTGGATTGGCAGTACGATATTATTTGGGACGTATACGGAACCGTAAAAGAAGATGGATATAGACAATATCGGTATTCTTATCTGGAAGTTCCTAAGAAAAATGGTAAGACAACCTTAATCGCGGGGCTTTCTCTTTACCACCTTGTGTGCGATCCCCCCGGTGGACAGATATATTGTTGTGCAGCAGACAGGCAACAAGCCGAACTTGTTTACAGGGCAGCAGTAGGCATGATAGATCAAGACGAAGCACTCGAGGGTGCGTTAAAAGTCTTAGACAGTAAAAAGGAGATTATCAATCGGGCAACTGGAACAACCATGAAAGTGTTGTCTGCTGAAGCATATACGAAACACGGCATTAACCCGACAGTAGTCATATTTGATGAACTTCACGCACAGCCTAACCGCGAATTGTGGGACGTCATGACGTTTGGTGCAGGTGCCGCTCGTAAAGAACCTTTATGGTGGGTTATTACCACGGCTGGAGACGATCCAGACAGACACTCAATCGGCTGGGAAGTACACGAACAGGCTATGAAGATACGTGATGGTGAATTAAAAGATCCGACTTGGTATGTTAAGATATTCGGTGCTCCAGAAGATGCTGATATTTTTGATGAAGAAGTTTGGCATGAAGCAAATCCATCACTCGGACACACGATTAGCATTGAATCAGTCAGGCAAGAGGCTAACTCGGCTCGAAACTCCGAGAATGCGGAAAAACTATTCAGATGGTTAAGGCTGAATCAATGGGTGTCTTTAAAAAGTATTGGATGGCAACCCCTCACCTTGTGGGATAGTAGTGTGGGTAAATGGGGGTTATCTGATCTTGTTGGAAAGAAGTGCTACATCGGATTGGATTTATCGAGCACAACAGATATTACAGCTGCATGTTACTTGTTCCCGCCGCAAAAAGGCATGGACGACTGGCGCGCAATATATGACTCATGGATTCCCGAAGATAACATGAAAGAACGCGTTAATCGTGATCACGTCCCTTATGATCAATGGGTTAATGATGAACACATGTTTGCGACTCCCGGGAACGTCGTTGACTATGATTTTGTTGAATCGCGGATCATAAACATGAGCAAGCAATACAACATAACCATGCTTGGCACAGACCCTTGGAATAGTCGCATGCTTACACAAAGGCTAATGCGCGAAGGTGTGGAAGTCATTGAGATACAACAGAATATGAAAAACATGAGCCCATCCATGAAAGCTATTGAACAGCTTATGAAACGTGGCGACATGACGCATGAAGCAAATCCCGTTGCTCGTTGGTGCTGGGGCAACGTTGTTATAGCGACTGACGGTAACGAAAACATAAAACCAATGAAAAACAAATCAAGAGAGCGAATTGACGTGACTGTTGCGCTTATCAACGCAATGGCAACTGCTATTGTGATGGGTGAATCGGTTGATTCGGTGTACAAGAGTCGCGGAATCAGAGTTTTATAAGGAGGTGCTGCCGTTTGGATTTATCCGATATTTTAATCATACTTGGCCTGATCTTGTTCGGGATCGGGTGCTATATTCTATCACCACCGATTGCATTTATCGCAACCGGAGCGGTGATTTTTATTTTGGGTTTATTCGGCGCACTAAGGCCGAAGGGTGGTGATGATTGATAATGGGAATTTTTAATAAGATGCTTTCAAACAGTACACTAAGTAACCCGCAACAGTGGTTGTCTGACATGTTCAAAGGGAGCGAAACTTCATCCGGGGTATCGATCAACGAGGAAACGGCCATGAACATAACATCTGTTTATGCTGCTCAAAAGGTTATATATGAAACTATCGCGTCCTTGCCTTTGTTGATGTATAAGCGCAAAGAAAAAGGAAAGCAACGAGATCCAGACCACCATTTGTATAATCTGCTTCACGACGAGCCGAACGAAGAAATGACGTCATTTACGTTTTTTGAATTGATGCAGCACCACTTGTTGACATGGGGCAACGCCTATGCAGAAAAAGAAGTTGATGGCATGGGTCGCCCGCTCTCTCTATGGCCGTTGAATCCAGCCAAAACGCAAGTATTAAGGAATCCGCAAACAAAAAGACTGGAATATTTCACGACAACGCCGGACGGAATGACATTCAAGATACCCAAGGATCGAATGTTTCACGTTGCGGGGTTGGGTAATGGTATTGTTGGGAAATCCCCGATAAGGATGCACAGAGAAGCGATCGGACTCGCTAAGGCCACCGAAGAATTTGGGGCGAGGTTTTTCGGAGAAGGTGCAACGCCAAGCGGTATAATTGAGTATCCCGGAGCTCTTGATGATGAGGCCTATGAACGTTTTGTGAAAGACACAAGAGACGCTCACAGCGGATTGTCTAAAGCGCACAAGCTGATGATCCTTGAACAAGGTCTTAAATACCATCAAGTTGGAATACCACCAGAGGATGCTCAGTTTTTAGAGACCAGAAAGTTCCAGCTGAACGAGATTGCTAGGATTTATCGGGTTCCGCCACACTTAATTGGCGACTTGGAAAAGGCAACATTCTCAAACATAGAGCATCAAAGCATCGAGTTTGTCACGCACACCATAAGGCCATGGCTCGTGAGGTGGGAGCAGGCCATTAAAATGCAGTTGTTTTTGCCCAGTGAGAAGAAGACACATTTTGCTGAATTTCTTATCGACGGCCTATTACGCGGTGACATTAAGTCACGTTATGAAGCATATGCAATTGCGCGTCAAAATGGTTGGTACTCCGCCAATGACATTAGAGGGTTAGAAAACGACAATCCGTTACCTGAAGGTCAAGGCGGAGACGAGTATTTGGTCAATGGCAACATGATTCCAATTTCAGCAGCACTTAAAGGGGGTGATAATCAATGAAAAAGATAAGCGTGCGCGGTCCGATCATACCAAATAACGATCAATGGATATATGATTTATTCGGCATCGAGGCTACGAGCCCCAGTAAAGTGCAATCAGAATTAGAAGGAACCGGAGATGTAGAATTGGAAATTAATTCTGGCGGCGGATCTGTTTTCGACGGTTCCGACATCTATACGATGCTGAGAGATCACAAAGGGAACGTCACTGGAAAAGTCATGGGTCTTGCCGCATCCGCCGCATCAGTAATCGCAATGGCCGCAGACAATCTCATGATGTCACCCACGGCTCAGATGATGATGCACAACGCATCATCAATCGCAATTGGGGATTATCGGGACTTTGAGCATGAATCCGAAGTTCTAAAAAACGTTAATCAGACCATTGCTAATGCATACCGCATGAAAAGTGGCATGAATGATGAACAGCTCTTACAGATGATGGACAAAGAAACATGGCTCACCCCACAACAGGCCAAGGAACATAATTTGATTGACGGCATTATGTTTGAGTCTGAACCAATGATGGTTGCTAGCGTTAACCAATCAGGGTTGTTGCCGCCTGAAGTCATCAACAAGATTAGAAATGAACAACAAAAAAATATATTTAATCAATCCTCTCATGAACAAGAACATGACGAGGATTTTTATATGCACAATTTGCGAAAGAAAAAACTTGAAATAATAAACAAGGAGGTCATTTAATTATGACAATTGCAGAAATGCGCGAGAGACGCGGTAAATTAGTAAACCAGGCACGTGAGTTGGTCAACCGTGCTGAAGAAGAAAAACGGGACTTCAATGCAGAGGATCAGCAACAGTACGATCGCATCATGAATGAGGTCGATGAGCTTAAAAACAAAATAGATAGAGAGGAGCAGTTGTCCGGTCTTGAGAATCAACTGAATGAACCAGTTAACACACCTAACCGCCCGGAACCAAACCAGCAACCGTCAAACGTTGACCCGCGTGCGTCTGATGAGTACAGAGATGCGTTCTGGAAAGTATTCCGCAATGGCAAGGAAGCATTGCAGCATAACGAATTTAACACACTCATGGATAGCCGAGTGCGTAACTTGGCCGTTGGTACAGATGCAAACGGTGGTTATCTAGTACCGGATGAGTTTGAGCGCCAGATTATCCAAGGTCTTGAAGATCAAAATATTATGCGTCAACTGGCAACTGTGATCACTACATCAAGTGGATCTCGTGAAATTCCCGTTGAAACAGATTACGGTACAGCTAACTGGATGGGTGAAAACGAAGCATACACAGAAAGCGATGCGACGTTTGGCCAGAAAGTTCTTGGTGCTCACAAAGCAGGTACAATCATCAAAGTATCAGAAGAACTTCTCAATGACTCTGCTTTTAGCATTGATAATTATGTATCCAATGCTTTTGTTAAACGTTTTGCAAACCTTGAAGAAAAGGCATTTATTGCTGGGACCGGCACAGGTCAGCCTGAAGGAATTGTCGGTGCAGCCGAAATCGGACATACTACAGCGGCCGGACAGGTTGATGCATTAATTGCCGATGACTTTATCGACTTGTATCACAGCTTGAAGCGCCCATACCGTCGTAATGCTTCTTTCTTGGCAAACGATGGCACGGTCAAGGCTATTCGCAAGCTGAAAGATAACGACGGTCAGTATATCTGGCAGCCAGGTCTGCAAGCGGGTGAACCGGATCGTATTTTGCAACGTCCTGTTTATGTTGCTGATGACATGCCTTCACTCGGTGCGAATGAAAAACCGATTGCGTTCGGCGACATGTCCTACTACTGGATCGCTGATCGTCAAGGTCGCGTCATGCAACGTTTAAATGAACTGTATGCAGCAAACGGGCAGGTCGGTTTCCGCATGTTCCAGCGCGTGGATGGGAAACTTATCCTGCCTGAAGCTGTTAAAGTGTTGCAGAATGTTGGTGCATAAACGAGGGGATTTATTCCCCTCTTTCTTTATGAAGGAGGGTCTTTATGAAAGTTAAAATGCTTGTATCAATGGCATCAGAATCTGAAGTTAATAATGTCGGCGATGTAATTGATGTTAAGAAAAGCATAGCTGTAGCTTGGAAAGAAAAAGGCATAGCAGAAATTGTAGAAGAAAAGAAGGAAAAGAAAAAAGGTGATAAGTAATGAATTTAAAAGTTATCACCGAACCGACGGAAAGCGCAGTAAACATCGAATTAGTTAAAGAATTTTTGCGCATTGATTATAACGATGAAGATATGCTGATTCAAACGATGATTGATGCTGCAATTGACCATGCGGAAAAGTTTACGAGACGATCGTTAAACGCAAAAACGTATGAATTAAACGTTAAAGCATCTGATTATATAAGATTGCCTAATCCCCGATTGCCAGCGTGGACCAGGTGAAAATTAATGGTGAGGAAACGACTGAATATCATCAATCAGCAATTGAACCTCATAAGCTGGTGGTCAGCACGCCTGGTGATTATATAGTCAATTACAAAGCGGGATATGAAAAGATTCCGAAGTCTATAGAGCAGGCGGTTTTATTGCTCGTGTCACACTTTTACGAGAATAGAGAAACGGTCATTGTAGGTACCTCCGTGGTGAAAATACCATTTTCAGTTGAATCACTTCTATATCCGTACAAGGGGTGGTTTTAATGCGTCCACTGAGACCGGGTAAATACCGTCATATTGTGTGGGTGCAAAAAAAAGAAAATACACGTAATCCTGACGGTGAGTGGATAACCGAATGGGTTGATTTTAAAAAGAAATTTGCTGATAAAAACCCTCTTAAAACAGAGGATTACTTTAAAGCAAAGGCATCAAACGCCATTACAACCACCGTGTGGAAAATGAGGTACGACAGTTCGATTGTTGGTGATATGCGTATTGTTGAGAAGGACAAATCAGGTAACGTTAAACAATCTTATGAAATAGTTGGCGGCCCACTTGATAGAGAAGGGTTGAATCGTGAACTCGAAATCATCACAGAGGCGGTGGTGCCCTGATGGGTATGGATATGAATGTTGATTTCCGCAACAAGGTTGATCAACTCGGAATGAAAGGCAAGCGCCTGGAAGGTCAAGTGCTGAAACAAGCTGGCGAGGCTTTGGCTGATGGGATAGCAAGTAACATTAACCGATCTTCCAAAAGCGGATCGGGGTATAAACACCTATCCGATTATATTGTCACAAGCAATGTTAAAACAAACAAATTTGGAGAACGCCATATTCAGGTCAGCGCCATCAAGGAATTGGGTTACAGGCTAAAGTTTCTCGAATTGGGTACTTCCAAAATGTCAGCGCAAATGCCAATAGAGAAAGGCGTATCGCAAACAAGGGGAGATGTAGCTCGAATCTTATCGGACGGGCAGAGGAGGATTATGAAACTATGATTAACATGAAATCAATCATTCTGTCTGCCCTCGAAAACAACGCATCCCTTGTTAGTGTTATTGATTCATACAATGGATACCCGGCTATTTTTCCTAATAAATCACCCACCAACCAAGACTTTGATAATTATGTTACTTACCAACTCATAAATAATGTAAATGTTGATTATGGAGATAACAAGGCGATCAGAGAGTACATTCATTTCCAAGTATCTGGGTTTGTCAGAAATGCATCAACAACAACGATTGGTCAAGAGATATCGAACTCTATGGAATCAATTGGTTTTTATCGTACCTATATCGGAGAGATTTACGAATCCGATACAGGTTATACACACGTTTCCACACGATGGAAAACGAAGATCAGAAAGGGGAATAAATAATGTATCAAACAGGTTTAAAGAATTTTCACTTTGCGCCGCTTACAAGCGATGACGACACTGGAACGGTATACGACACTCCTTCCAAATTGTCAGAGGCAGTATCAGCATCCGTCGAACCCAACACAGCCACAGGGCGTCATTTTGGTGATAATGAGGTTGTGGCCACAGCCAGTAAACTTAATTATGTAACAGTTAATATCGACATGACCACGTTAACGGCTGAGGATGAAGCGTTATTGCTGGGAAAGACACTTGATGACGATGGCGTTCTTAAAGAAAAGGGCGGAAAACCTCCATACGGCGCCTTTGGATTTGAGGTCACGATGGATGACGGATCTAGTGAGTTCTGGTGGTTGTTAAAGGGAAAGTTCCAAGAGCCCACGCGGTCCCAGAACACTGAAACTGATTCGATTGAATTCGGAACGCCTTCAATGTCTGGCGAATTCATCCGAAGAAAATCGGACAAAGAATGGAAGTTTGTTGGCAATGAATCTAACACAGGGTTCACATCTGGGGGAACTTGGTTTGATAAAGTATATGAAAAGCCGGTGGGTCCCTAATATTATTACGACACACTTTATTTAAAAGAGCGGTTCATTCCGCTCTTTTTACATATCTATTGGAGGTGTAATTATGGATAAAGGGCTCAAGAGAGACCTACAACACGAACCCGAAGAAGTTATCATAACTCTCGACAAGGAAAGAACGTTTCGACTTGATCTGAACGCTTATTTTGAAATCGACATGCTATATGAAGATAAGCAAAAAACATACCACCACGTGGAAGCCGATCTGCTACAAATGCGCCCATATGCTGTACGTGCATTTTTGTGGGCAGGTTTACTGCATGAGGACCCCGAATTAACACTCGAAGAAGTCGGAAAACACATCGACATACACAATATCCAAGAATACGCAACAGTTATTTATGAAATCATACTAGGCGATCAACCCGAAACAAAACCTCAAGAAGAAAATAAAGCTAAAAAAAAATAAAATGGCAGCATCATGATTGGGAATTAATGTTTGCATTTTACACGGAAATTTTAAAAAAGGACGAACAAGAATTTTGGATATTAAGTATGAGGCGACTGATCGCTCTATTTGAAATGAGAGATAGACGTGATAAACGAATGAAACAAGAAAAAGAAAAGGCGAAACAACAAAATGCGCTTGCCCAAATGCGGGCGTTGTAAAAGGCAGGTGAGAACATGGCAAAAGACGTTATCGCTGATTTAGTCGCGCAAATATCCATTGACGGTACTCAATTTCAAAAGGGTATGGGCCAAGTTAACCGACAACTAAAAACTGTGCAAGAAGAACTTAAATCTGCTCGTAGTCGATTCCGTCAGACAGGTGATGCAACTGATTTACTTGGCAATAGGCAAACAGCGTTGTCCGGTAAACTACAACTGCAAAAAACAAGATTAGATCTGTTGAAGCGCGCATATGAGGAATCTAAGAATTCAACAGATCAATATTCGAGCCGTACACAAGGGCTTGCAACGCAACTTGAAAAAGCCAAACGTGAGTTATCCGAAACAGAACACGAATTGGAACAGGTAAATCGAGAGCTTGCTGCAGGTAAGTGGAAACAATACGGAGAGCAATTAGACAATGCTGGAAGGAAACTTCAAAACGCCGGACGTAGCATGTCGCAGTTCGGTAAGTCCTACACAACAAGAGTAACAGCCCCTATCTTAGCTGGTGGAGCGGCTGTTTTTAAATTGGCTTCTGATTGGGAGGCCAGTTGGGTGGGCGTCGAAAAGGTTATAGATGGAACTGACGATCAACTATTAACTTTGCGCGACAATTTAAGAGGCATGACAAAAGAAATGCCTGCTACTCACAAAGAGATTGCTAATGTTGCCGCTTCAGCTGGTCAGTTGGGCATCGAGACAGAGAACATTGAAGAATTTTCAAAGGTCATGCTTAATTTGGGCGTAGCTACTAATATGACAGCGGACCAGGCAGCGACGTCCCTAGCTAGACTTGCTAACATCACGAACATGTCGGCGGATGATTATGACCGATTAGGCGCGACAATCGTCGGCTTAGGAAATAATCTCGCTACAACTGAACAAGAAATCGTAGATATGGGATTGCGATTGGCCGGTGCTGGAGATCAAATTGGTTTAACTCAACACCAAACGCTGGCATTTGCTGGCGCTTTGTCTAGCGTCGGTATTGCGGCTGAAGCTGGTGGTTCTGCATTTTCTAAAGTTATGGTTAATATGCAACTTGCCGCAGAAAAGGGCGGCGAAGAACTTGATGCGTTCGCGAAAGTCGCCGGTGTGTCTGCTGAAGATTTCAGAAAATCATTCCAAGAAGATGCTGCAGGAGCGATGATCACATTCATCGAAGGTCTTTCCACGGCAGAAGAACGTGGACTGTCAGCTATTGGAATTCTTGATGATATGGGAATATCCGAGGTGCGCATGCGTGATGCGTTATTGCGAGCCGCCGGAGCAAGCGACCTGTTTGCTGAATCCCTTGACATCGGGTCAAAGTCTTGGGAAGAAAACCTTGCGCTGACCGAAGAAGCGGAAAAACGCTATGGAACAACAGAGTCACAATTAAAGATACTCTTGAACCGTATCAAAGATATAGGAATCACGTTAGGCAACGCATTAATACCTGCTGTCATGGATGCGCTAGATGCCGCGGAACCTTTGATTGATAAAATTGAATCGGGCGCTCAAGCGTTTGCTGACATGTCCGAAGAAGAACAACGCACAGTGTTGAAAACCATCGCTCTTGTAGCAGCAGCCGGCCCTGCTATTATGGTTATGGGTAACTTGACAACAGCTGTGGGTGGGGTTGCTAGAGCGGCTGGGTTGCTATCGAAAACTCTTGGTGTTGTTCGCGGTGCTGGATTGCTTGCTAGATTGGGAGGTCTCAGCGTCGCGGGCCCTGTCGGTTTAGCAATCGCAGGTGTCGGAGGTCTGGTGTATGCCATCACAAAGTTAACCGATGACAGTCTTGATTTGCACGATGTTAATTATGACGTGATCAGCAGTGTTAAAGATGAGATTGAAGCAATCGACGATTTGACTGGTCGTTTTGATGAGTTGCAAAACAAGAATCGTCTCTCAACTGATGAAATGATGCGCTATATGGATGTGTTAACTGAATTAGAAAGCGCACAAGCTGCTGATAAAATCAAAGCACTTACAGAGGAACAGGAAAAATTACTCGAAAAATCCGGTCTTACCAATAAAGAAATGGACGAGTTTTTAAATTTGAACGATCAGGTGATTGAAAAATCTCCCGATACCACACAGTCGATCAGCGAACAAGGTAATGCTTATGCGGAAAACACACAAGCCCTTAAAGACCTCAACGAAGAAAAGCGGAAAGAACTTCTCATCAATGCCGAAAGAGAATTGATCAACGCTTTGGAAAATGAAGTTAAATTAATTGAACGTGAAAAAGAACTTACACAAGAAGTTCGTGACATTAATAATGAGATTGAGGAAAACAAGCGCAGACGCATTGAAGTGGGCAACTTGTTAAACGTTGAATCAGAGAAACTAAGAGATATTCAACAAAAAATAAACGAATACGAATATGACGGCACTCAAGAGTCCATGCGCAAAAAAGAAAACCTGGAAATGCAAAAGCGCGAACAAATGGAAATTGTTAATGAGATCCGTAATGAAAACGAACAACTTGACCACACTTACGATGCGCTGGTTAATAAGCTCAATAAAAAAGGTGAAGACCTAGATGTCACCCGTGAAGAAATGCGAGAGATAGACACGCTTAAATACCAATATGAAAACCTCATCTTATCTCAGGCCGACATCACTGCTGAAAAAGGCAAAGGTATCGAGAAAATAGAACAAGAAATAGAAAAGGTCAAACAGGCAAAAAAGGAACTTGATAACCAATTTAAAGGACAAAAGAAAAACACTGAGGCTTATCGAGATCAAAACCGAGACTTGAATACGCAATTATCCAGGCTCGAAACCGCAAGGGGAAAACTCAGTGACATCAACGAACTTGCTGGTCAGACTGTGTACGACAAGCGTGTTGACATAAAACCTAACCCGTCAATCAGTAGGTTTAACCAACAAATTGGTTCTGCTGTCGCCAAACGTGTAACGTTGCATACGGCAGGTGCGGGTATTGCCCCCATGTATGCCGAGGGTACAGACAGTCACCCTGGCGGCCCAGCAATAGCTGGGGAGTTAGGTCCTGAATTAGCGAGGCATAACAATAAATGGGCCATGCTTGATTTTGGATTGTATGATTTGCCAAGACGAACTCAAGTTTTCACACATGATGATACCAAACGTATGTTGGGCGCTTTGAACAATATCCCCGCATATGCCGGTGGGGTAGGAACAACCGGAAAAGCTGATCAGTTCATTAAAGACTTGCAACCACGGCAAATGCAAGGCGAAGTTACTATCTATACCACTGTCGTAAACGAAATGGACGGCAGGGAATTAAGCAGACGAACTTATAAGCACACACAAGAGTTCATTGATCGAGACAAGAAAAGGGAGGGGGATTTTGCATAATGGATAAAGAAATCATGAAAGGTTTAATTCACATGCTGACGAACAGGGTTGAACGATTAGAAGATATGGTGGATGCACTCGCCGAAGAAAGACGAAGTGCATCCAGAGACGCTTTTTATGAATCGAAAGAGTACTTCAACAAAGAGTTAAGAGAACTGGATAAGTTTATCTGAAGCTCCTCTTAACTTTCTCATCTCTTTCATAATGCTCAATCACGTCTTTCCATATTCGTTTTGAAAGGGTTCTTGAATCAAGAACTTGATTGAGTATGTCAGATATGGCATTTTCCAATTCAGGGTTGTCCACACCGTGTTTTGAGAACGCCTCTTTGACGTTATTTTGAATATCGTCCATTTTTATCACCTCCCTTCAACCTACAATGTTCGACAGGGAAGTTATATATTCCTTCAAGAAAGGAGGAAACGCATGAAATCCTTAAAATTTAACAGCATTAAGAAACCATGGATCTATCTGCTGAAAGGCAGACAAAAAGCCCCTTTTGCGGCGATGAGACGAAATACAATTACAGTTATGGGCATGCCGGGCGCGCACTTAACAAGTACGGAAATAGACCCTATCGTCATTAGACAGCCTGTGGGATTTGTCGTAAATGATGACGAACACGAATTGCAGATTAAGGATGAGTTAGCATCTTGGCTGTACACTGAAGAACCTGTGCCACTGGAGTTTGATGACGAGCCTGGACGCACATATTATGCAGTCGTTCAAAATACATTGAGTGACTTTGAAAAATTTGCAGAGTTAAGGCAAGGAACGGTTGAATTTCTGATATTGGATCCCTATGGTTACGGCCCAGAAGAAACCGAAACTTTCACAGCAGACACCACCATGATCATCAACCCAGGCACAGCACCCGCAGACCCGATATTCGAGTTAGAAGTGCTGCAACCCGTCACATTCGCAATGATCAGCAATGGCGATCAATACAACATGATCGGGGAGCCTTTGGATGTGGAAAGTCAGTCGCCATTTCAAAAATATGAACGCGTATTTCATTCATCCGGAAACAATTTAACGGGGTGGACAACCGCAAGCGCGGGCGAGGTTGATGGCATCATTGCGGGAGAAATGACAACGGACGGAAGCGTGTTTAAAGCGGCGGACTATGGAACAGGTGAATCATGGCACGGCCCGGCGATCAGGGCGACGCTGCCGAGCACTTTGAAAAACTTCTGCGTGGAAGCTAAAGTCAAGTTTATGAATGGCGACAGCAAGGACATCGGACGCGTGGAAGTTTATATGCTGGATGCAGTCGGCAATCAAATCTGCAAAATGGCTCTGAAAGATACAGTCGGCGGTCGATCTGAAACGTTTGGAGAGGCACGTGTTGGCAACAGCGAGGACAACGAGTTTTTAATATCGAAAAGCAATAACGGCCCCGATCATCCATGGACGTGGAACGAGTTCGAGGGCGTTTTGCGTATCGAAAGAGACAAAGATTTATGGACTGCCTATATCGCGAAAGTCGATCCTGTGACAGGCAAGCACCATTCAAGACGATCAGTATCTATGCCGGACTATGAGGGTAAATACTTGCAATCCGTGGCGCAGGTGGTTGTACATGTTGCTCAAAACGGAGATTATCAAACGCCAGTGCAGGCCATTGACGAGGTGTCTGTTTACAAGATTAATTTAGCGGATTTAGGCATCCCTTATATTGCCGATGCAGGGGATACGATCACGTTTGACCATGAGAGTGATGAGCTGCTCATTAATGGTGAGAACTTTAAGAGCCGGCATGCTTTTGGTGGGCAGTTTTTTGAGTTGGAATCAGGCAATAACCAACTAGTCGTACATCCGGAAAGCAGCTTTAATGCATCTGTTAAATATAGACCACGGTACAGGTAGGAGGTGAACAATCTATGACAATCATACACATCACAGACGGTCAATCCAACAAGATACTAGATTTTATCACAGCACCGAATATCCTAGACAACAACCACCGTAAATCGCTTAAAGACAACCTTGAAACATTCGATTTTGAAACATTCGGCGACAGATCGTTTTCCGGACATCTCGGACAGTTAAACCGGGTCATCATTCCCGAAGAGGACGGCGCGTATCAAGAGTTTGTCATCCACGAATCAGGTAAATATCACGGTGCCGACGGATTAAAAGCCGAGGTGTTTTCTAACGCAAGCTATTTGCTCCTGAAACAAGCCAAGGTCATCGATCCAAACAAGACATCTGCCCTGACTGCCGAGCAACACGCCGCAGAATTTCTATCTGGAACCGAATGGAAGCCGGGGAATGTCGTATTTAAAGGCGTGCGCACACTCACGTTTGAGAAGCACACGAATCCTTTTGCGGCTTTGAAAAAGATGGCGAGGGAGTTTGGGCTAGAACTAAAATTCCGTGTCGAAATCAAGGGCGGTCGTATTGTTGGCAGGTATGTAGACTTGGTTGAGCGTATCGGCAAGTGGCGCGGGCGTGAGGTTGAGTTTGGCAAGGATTTAGCCAAGATTAAGCGGATTGAAAAGACTGATAATATCGTCACCGCACTGAAAGGTATCGGCCCCGAACGTGATGACGGCTCTCGCCTTGAAGTTATTGTTGAGGATAAAGACGCTCTTGCTCGGTGGGGCAGAAATGGTCAACATCTGATCGAGGTGTACGAGCCACAGTCCACCGACCAGGGCATGACCGAGGAGCAGCTGATCCAATACACTAGGACAGAATTAAACAAGCGCATTAATGCCGTGGTGGAATACGAGGCGGAGATTATCGACCTTGAAAATATGCTAGGATACGAGCATGAGAGGATACGCCATGGCGACACGATCAGGATTAAGGATACGAGCTTTGAGCCGCCCCTCTATCTCGAGGCACGTGTGCATCTGCAGGATAGGGACATCAAAGCTGAGGATAGAAAGACCGTACAGCTTGGAGACTATGTGGAATATACCGAGGATGAAGTCAATGCTATTTGGAAACAATTTCGTGATCAAATTCGCGACAAAATCAGCAATGCCGAGCTTATCGAATACACGTACAACAAGCTGACCATTGATGATAAGGACGAGGTTGTGTTTGAGGAAGGAAAAACATTCGCACAGCTCCGGGCGGATAAAGCACAAGAGGCAGCTGAAGCAGTTGCCGTGGCAAAAGCGGAACTCGCTGAAACGGAAGCAAAAGCATACGCCGATGGTGAAGTCTCGAAAGAAGAAGCGCGAGCAATTGAGGACGCCGAACAGAAGCTGAAAGAAGCCAAAAAAGACGCTGAACAGAAAGCGCAAGCTGCAGAAAATGCGGCAATTGGATACACGGAAGATTATGCGGAGAAAAAGCGCATTGAATCTAACGCCCCACCCGCTGATCAATCAGCACTATGGATTGACACTTCTATTACGCCGAACGTCATTAAAAGGCATGACGGCATATCGTGGATTAAGTTAAGCCCCACAGAAGCCGCGGAAATTGGCGCGGAAACTCCTGACGGTGCGCAGTCTAAAGCAGATGGCGCAGAATCCAGTGCTAAGGGATATGCTGACAGCCAAGATGGCATTTTAAAAACAGCTGTAGAAGGCTATGCGGATACTGTTTCTGGTCAAGCTGAATCTAACGCGAAGTCACACGCTGATACAGTCTCACAACAAGCCGAGACACGCGCCAAGAACTATGCGGTAGCCAAGACTGTTTACGATAATAAGATGACCGAGATCGCGAATGATCTAAGCGACAAAGCGGGCATTTCTTATGTCGATGGACAGCTACAACTTAAACAGGGCGCCATACCTCAACAACCAACAGCCCCATCTAGTCCAAGCGTTGGCATGTTGTGGCTTGATACATCTAAGATACCTAACATAATGAAGCGTTATACAGGAACTGGGTGGGATAAGGCTTCACCTACTGAAGCGGGTGAGGTCGGATCTTATACGATTGCAGAGATCGACAACAAGATTAATAATGTCGTTAGTGTGACCGAATATAATGCGGATATGGACGGAGTTGTCAGTCGGCTGGATACCCAATCAACGCAGATCGGGCAGAACGAAACTGCTATAGGATTAAAAGCCAATCAGTCGGAAGTCGATACGATTAGCGGGAAGGTGTCGGACAACAGTGCTGCCTTGACCGTACAGGCAGATGAGATTGCTAGTAAGGTCGATTCGACAACTTACACTAGTGGGATTAAGGACGCAAAAAGCCACGCCGACAGTGCGGCAAGTAGTGCTGAATCGGCAGCGAAATCTCATGCGGATACGAAGGCAAGTCAGGCGGAAGAGAACGCAAAGGGGTACACGGATAAATCCTTAACTATAGAAGATTATCCAGGAACAATGAAAGCCTTTAATAACCTAGCATCGTTAGCATCCCGGAGTTCGAGTACAAAAGGGGTAATGCTCATAAAAACTCCTATTGACCGTAGGGTTATGACGAGAGTTAAAATAAGTGGTTATAATTATCGCACAGATAACTCGGATGTAGATTTAACAATCTCTTTCTATAACTACACTACTTCTATACTAAATCATTCGTACCAAAACACCGGGACTAAATCGATTGACAAAGTTAGGATAGGCAGAGATGCAAACGATAGAGTGGTTATTATTCTAGGACTTGACTCTACTTTATGGAAATATCCGGCGTTCACAGTAGATAAAGCTATTATGTCTTACTCTACAGCCCCCGATAGTTATAAAGATGGATGGGATATGGAAATATCGGCAAGCATCCCGAAAGACATTACGAAAATTACAACCGTAAAAGGTTCTGATTATGATTCAAGAGTCGAAAAAGCCGAAACATCCATCACACAAAACGCCAATGCGATCACACAACGCGCAACCAAAACGGAATTAAACACGTTGACCGGGCGAGTATCCGATGCTGAATCGAGTATCACGCAAAATGCGAATAAAATAACGTCTAAAGTTTCACAGACGGACTTCAATACACTGTCTGGGCGCGTCTCAACCGCAGAATCCGAAATCATCCAAAACGCCGACAGCATCAAGACGAAAGTCACCGACAGTGAAGCCCGTTCCATTTTCACGCAAGAGGCTAACAGTTTTACGTTTGATGCTGACCAGATTAATTTCACTGGGCATGTGTTTGGGGAGGATGCGACTTTTGCAGGGGACCTTGTTGGCAACACATTCACATCCTCGTACAGCGAGTCGGTAGAGCAATTAACGACAACATACTCAACAAGCTTTGATGCTGATGGGTTTTACACGGAAGAAGAGATAAATTTAGCAGGCAACATATCAGGTGATTTTGCTGAAGTAAAGCATGGGTCTGTGAATCTTGGAACCGTGCAAAGAGGTGGTAGGAACACGTTCATGATTATCTCTCAAAACGAGATAAAAACTAGCAGAGACCTAGCTATTGAAGCAAACAGGCTGACACTCAGAACAGCCGCATCTTCCGCTAACGAAGGTTTTGATTTCGAGACGAGAGACTCTCCGCACCATGGTTTTATAAGTTCGGGTGACGTTGGTCTTAAATTTACCAATTCAGGCATCAACCAATTACAAGCCAGGCTTGCAAACGATAACACGTATGCCGAATTTGCCGCGGCTGACTTTAGAACACCATATGGAAAAGCTGACATCGTTGTAGACGAGAGCATTGGGGCCAACAGTGGGTATATCAGATATGACAACGGCTTGCAGATTTGTTGGGAAACAGACACTAGCTCAATTGAAACTTCTAGCAGTATTGGAGGTATAGCTTACACAAGCAAGTCTTTTACCTTCCCGAAATCATTCAGGTTTACACCAACAATATCAGATGCCTCCCGAAGAGACGCAGGGTTGATGTGGGGAGGTGTTAGAACCTTTAGCACCACAGGGTGTTCTGTATATGTGTTAGCCCCAAACACGGGAATAACAGGGTATCCAGGGTATGTTGCAATTGGGAGGTGGAAATAATGCAGGACATCAACAACGTCATTAAAAAGATAAACACTGGATGGGCAAATGATTTGTCTAATGCTAAAACAGGTTTAGCAGTGGCAGAGGAAAAAGCTGAAAGGCTAGAATCCGAAAACGCTAGACTGCAAGAGGAATTGAATAAACTTAAAAAGGAGATTGATAATAATGATGACGATTAATATCACGAGCGTCAATGTACGATATGCGGAGGGTGCTGCAGACAGTGTTCAGGTGCATTTCTCGGCCTATGACGATCAGCGGACGATTAACGTAAATGGCTACATCCCATTGACAGCTGCAGAGTATGAGGGTAATGAGTCATTGTCAGCTCTCGAGGGGCTTGTCCGGCAGGAAGTGTCGAGTAAGATTAAGGCTGCTTAAAATTTTCGGGGGATTTTAAAGGGAATTTTACCTTCTTATGGAAAGGGAAGATAAGGAGGTGATAATTGTGAGGGTATTATATTTTGCAAAGGCTGTCGCATACGTAGGATTAGCTTTATTTATATACGCTAAATTTATTGGCCCTGAGGGTCTCGCAGATGTTCTGAGAATAGATAATCCATCAGACGAGGGTTTGCGTATAGCAGGTATGCTATTACCTAAATATGTTATTATTTGGACCATTGTTACGGTAGTTTTAGAAGCAATCAGTAACTTCATAAGCTTCTTTGAAGGAAAAAAGAAATAATTGAAGAAGCAGGACTTTTGCCCATTCTTGTCGAAATGAGTAGATGAGAAAGGGGTGAAATGATGAAAAACTTCATTGTGACAATTAGATATGATAATGACCAAACAGATTCAATTACTGTATCCACTAATCTAAAACAAAACGCTGAAAGTAAAGTGGCATCGAAACAATGGGTTAAATGTGAAGAATCAGGAAGGTTCATAAACATGATGAAAGTAAAGTGGTTTCAGGTAGAAGAAATTAATTAATTATGAGCACTCCAAAAGGGGTGCTTTTTCTTATGTCGGAACGTTAGGGGGTCGAGGATGCCATCAAATGTAGACAGGGAAGTGGAGGACATGGAAAAGTTTATGTCGATACTCATGGATGTGAAGGTGTCGCTCGCTGAACAAAATGGAAAACTGGACAATCTTCTCGATATGAAAGAACAGATAAAAGAGACAGCAGAAATAGCAACCAATGCAGATTATAGGTCAACCACTAACAAAGAAGCCATAGACAAGATGAGCAAAGCCGTTAGAGAAAAAGCTTCAAAAGACGATGTTGAGAAGATTGTTAAACAACGAGAAAATACATTTAAAAATCTACCGTCATGGATAGCGTTAGCTATTTCCTTGGCGGTTTTTATTTTAACTTATTTAGGAGGTCAATAACATGGAAAACGAAGTTATGCAACAAACACTAATCTTTGCCACGATCATAGCACCGGTCGTGGCCGCGCTCGTAGAACTGGTCAAGAAAACGGTCAAGGTCAAAAAGAATTATCTGCCCGCAGTCAGTCTTTTGATCGGCTTGATCATCGGTATCCTTGCCTATCCGTTTACAGACATGGAGCTTGCTTTACGATTGTGGGCTGGCGGATTTGCGGGACTTGCCGGTACAGGTTTGTTTGAGTTGATTAAACAGCGGCAAGGAGTGAGTAAATAATGTCATTACTAATCATAGACGGTGGACACGGTGGCATGGATCCGGGCGGCGGTTCTAACAGTCATTTCAAAGAAAAAGATAAGGTACTTGAAATCTCTTTATATCAGGAAAAGCGGTTTAAAGAATTGGGCGTGAGTGTGGCCATGACACGCCGATCTGATAAGCATCTACCATCTGGCCCCAGAACAAAGATCGTCCGGGATAGCGGTGCAAAGTATTGCATCTCTAACCACATTAATGCCGGTGGCGGTCAAGGTGCAGAGACGATCCACTCAATCCATTCTAATGGAAAGCTGGCACATCGGATTGCTGATGCTCTCGCTGCAGTTGGGCAAAACACCCGCCGGGTATTTACCCGTAAATGGGGGAGCAATGACTACTACTATATGCATCGGGAAACCGGCAGCGTTGAAACGATCATCGTTGAATATGGTTTTGCTGACAATAAGACTGACTCAGACCGTATTCTAAAACACTGGAAAACGTATGCTGAGGCGGTCGTCAAGGCTTTTTGCGAGCATATTGGTCATAAGTATGTAGCACCTGGACAAGACATTGAAGCGGACCATGTGAGCAATCCTAAACCTAAACCAAATAAGCCTTCATCCAAATGGCAAAAGGTGACCGGCAACTGGACCGGACAAGCTCTCAGAAAAGGCCAGTACGGCAAACCTGTTGGGCAGATGCAGTCAATGCTCGCTAACAATAACCCGCCATTCTATCCGGAAAAAGGAGCCAAGAACAACGGTGTGGATGAGTACTTTGGAGACAAGACAGCGGATGCCGTGGGGCGTTTTCAATCCTATTATGGTTTGACGGTTGACCAGATTCCCGGACCTAAAACCTATGCTAAACTCAAAGGAAGTAAACCTGCAGCATCTAAACCGTCATACGTCGGAAAGCGTGTTGAGTCTAAACACAGCGGCAATTTACGATTTTATTCTAAAGCGTCCTGGTCAGACAGTCATGTGGCCGGGTATCTCAAAAAGGGTACGGCTTCCCGACGATTGTTTCTAAGGTAAAGGTCGGGTCAGGGCATCAATACAAAGTACGAAACAGTAAAGGTGCCACGTATTATATAACGGCATCGAGTAAATATGTAAAAGTCGTATAAAAAAGCCACCTCACATAGAGGCGGCAATGGAAGTAGGGGGTTGGCTTATGTAGCTTACCCTCTTCTTTATTTTGTTCAAATTCATCGTTACTTATTCATGTTATAAACAATTACTTCACTAGAAAGATCCGCGCACAACTTCTCACATTCTGCACCAGTCAGTTTGTCTTTAAAGCGTATTTCTGACAGCCCAGCATCTGTAAAACCATCCTCATAGTAGTTCTCCAACTCATCCATCTCTCTTGCGGATCCAAACCCCACCAAGTGTCCAGGTAGTATTTTTTCCATTAAAACCCCTCCTCATAACTATAATCGAAAAAAGTTACGATAAGGAGGCATTTTATTTTAAATAAATATGTTGTTCTTAAATAAAAATGTAAAACATGATTATTGAAGAGGAATAAGTTGAACAAGAGAAAGTTTTTATTTGTCACTATTTTTTTACATTTCGCATCAAAGTTTATTGCTCGGGTAAAAATATCATCTTTATGTTTTAATTATTACCAATTAGTGGTATCCTTTAAATGAAGGTAACTATTCATTGGATAAATTACTACTAATTAAAACACCTTAGGCTTCTTATAACTTGTATATTTTACTTTTTATAAACAGCCCGTATGAAGGTGTTTTATTAATTGCACAATAGGGGGTGTAATTGTGTTAAACTCTAACACTAGGAAAAAATCATTAAGTGGTTGGTTAAAAAACAATTATGAACAGGAATTTTCAAATGGATTGAAGTTACAAAAGTTTTTGTTTTTTTATGAAGCGCTTTCTAAAATCGACAATGACGACTATGACTTCAATTATTTAAAAGGTTACAAAAGAGGACCAGTATTTAGTAATGTATATGGTGATTATACGTACAGGAAAGATGAGTTTATTAATGCAGCAGATGAGGCATACCAATTAAAACCCGAGTTGATCAATGAAGAGAGAGCAAGATTCTCCGGTTTCTTAACTAGAGTTTTAAATGAAGAGGAATTGTCAGATTTAACTCATGAGATGAATATATGGAATGAAAAAGAACTCGAAATAATGAGTGAGGTAAAGCAAATTCCGCTTAATGAAGACGATTTAAATGAAAACGATGTTTCTCTTATGGAAACATTAAGACAAACTTATCCTTCTAACTTCATAAATTCTACTGTTGTTATAGAAGTTGAAGATAAGAGTTTCGTAATAGACAAAGATGATTTCAATAAATTAACTGAAGAACAACAAAATCTATTACTAACATTGTCTGATAATGACGAATTAGAGAATCCAGTGTATGTTAAAATATCTGAAGATGGGGTGCTTTTGGTTGATTGATGAAAAGAATGTAATCAGAATGAGGGTTCCGTTTCCTGATATAGACTCAGGTTTAGCAGCTCGCCCTCATATGTATATATGTCTTAAAAGCGGAACCCAAAAAGAATTTATTAAATGTCAGACATTTAAGCCACGTCATTTGTTCCGTAATAAAGCTCCTCATAATTATTTAATTGAAGACCCCGACATCGACAGAAACCCTTTTTATGACAAAACGACTATAGACTGTGATAAGTCATTTGGGGTAGAAAATGTGACAGTGGATAAATCATTAATAACTGATAAAAGAGAAGACGTGTGTGATGCATTGTTTAGGGGTGTTAAACATAAAATAAATCATAGTAATTTTGTAACGAACTTTTTGGATATTGCCCCTTTACTTACTATAAATAGTAAAATAACTAGCAACCAATAATAAGAATGTGATTTATTACAAATAGGGATACTACATAAGAAATTACATAATACGAAATGAATAAAAGGGCCTTACCTTAATTGGCCCTTTTGTTTTAATATGTTAATCACCACATCCTCTCCTTTTCTTCAGCTTCCACGGTAAACATATATTGTCTAAGCAATCTTGACACCAACGCCTTAATTTCATCAGCAGTATATTCAATAATTTCTCCATCCACTTTATACTTCAAACTACTTATCTTTTTTACCTCACTATGGTGTTTAGAAATCATGTCTTTTTTCAGCTGGTAAAAGTCATTCACTAATCGCTCTATAATCGCGTCAAGCTTATCAAGGTAAACATTTTGCATTTTGAATTTCTTAAACTGCTCCTGGTCTTGCTTTAATATGTTGATGGCCATAGGCATTGTAATAAACTTATCTATTGTTTGTTTATCCAT